TTTAAACCAGTAATTAAATTTGCTGCTACAGTAGGTAGGGTCTTAGGTAAATTATTCCTACCCATCACAATCCTTATGGGTGTGTTTGATGGTGTAACTGGTTTTATAAAAGGTTTTAAAGAAGATGGATTGATTGGTGGTATCAAAGAAGGTGTTATTGGTGTAGTCGATGGATTGGTTGGTGGACTAATTCGTATGGTAACTGGTGCATTGTCGTGGATATTAGAACTCATTGGTCTTGATAAGTTTGCAGCATCATTGACTGAAAATGTTAATAGTGCAATTGAAGGTGTGTATGAAATTTTCAGAGGTGTGATTGATGTAATCCTATTTCCATTCAAATTAATCTGGAATATGATTAAAGGTATCTTTGGTGGTGAGACAGACTTTGGTGGTTTGTTTGGTGGACTTGGTGATGCTGTTAGTGGTATCTTTAGTGGTCTGTTTGATATTATTACTGCACCATTTGATATGATTTATGGATTAGTACAAGACCTCTTTAGTTTTGTTGGATTTGAATTACCAGACTTTGACCTTGGTGACACTATCAGAGGTGGTATTGACGCTGCAAAGAATTTTGTCAAAGACAAGGTTAAGGGTTTGTTTAGTTTCTTTGGATTTGGTGGTGATGATAAAGAAGAAGAACTTGAAAAAGCGACACAAAAGGAAGATTTTATAAAACGGGCTGGTGCGGTGTCTACTGATGGTAAGAAAATAACCACAGTAACAGGAACTTTTGGAAATACAAATGTTGCTGAATCAGAAGCTGCTATAAGAGCAGATGGATTTGAAGTTGCATCACCAGAACAAAGAGCAGAACTAGAACGTCTTGCAACACTTAGAAGAGAACAAGCAGAACAAGCACTTGAAGACTTCCGTAATGCACCAAAATTGTCAGATGCAATCGGTGCTGTAAAAGAGAAGATGAGTGCAGTATTCTCTGGTATTGCAACAGCAGTCACTAGTGGTTTTACTGCTGCAAAGGATTGGGTTGTTGGACTATTTACATTCTCTGATGAGGATGCATCTGTTGCTGGTATTGCAACCAAGTTAATTGATATCGTTCTTGCACCATATAACCTTGCAATCAACTTTCTTAGAGGTATCTTTGGATTTGGTGAAGACGAACAGGGTAATGTTGCACCGTTCTCACTTGGTGAAATGATTGTTGGTGTTGTCACTGACATTATTGACTTCTTCAAAGGATTGTTTGATATTGATATCATGGGTCTGGTCAAGTCTATTCCAGGCGCTGGTAAAATATTAAGTTTCTTTGGGTTTGGTGATGATGAATCTTCTGAAGTAAAACCAGCTGGTAATACTGTAGATTATGAAGACCAAATTATAAGTGCCGAACTGAAACGTGATAGATTTCAATCAAAAATTGATAAAGGAAACTTTGGTTCTGTTGGTATTTCAGATAAAGATGAAAAACGTAAAGTTGCAGACCTTAACGAAAAAATTGCAGAGTTGCAGAGACTTCAAACTGAACAACAACAAGTACAGATAGTCAATAACAACAACGTGGTCAATGCAAATAAAACATCTAACGCAAGTACAACTACTATCGCACCAATGAGAGATACTTCTCCCCCTGCTGGTTCAGTACCAGCATATGGTTAGTGGTCATAGACATTCGGCCCATCTTGAACTTTGACAGGTTTACAATATGATGTGACTCTATCTTTAGGGTCTACATATGAATTGTATGAATAATTACCATACTGTCTGGGTATACGTTTAGCGTAATACTGACATACATCAATACTTCTGAATATCATTGCATTAGGTTGTACCTGTCGAAACTCACCTGTTCCCATAACAACTACTAACATGAATGCGTGTATCATCTGTACTTAGCAAGTTCATTATGGAACTTCCATTCTGCATCTGCGATACGCAGTTTCATCTCTCTAACGTGTCGTTCACTTTCTGATTCTGGAATGTGGGGTATATGAACTTCATATATCCATGTACACCAACATATCAGTGCCACTAACAGCATAAGAGTTATTATAAGAATAATTGCGGTCATCTCTTCTTTAAACTTTCTTCCATGCTCTTCATCATTTCTTCAATCATGGGTGTGCTTTTATTTGGTTCGTATACACACTTTATTTGTCTAGGACAGTATTCAAATCTGTCGATAAAAACTGTATCGGTAGTTTTATTAGGCCCCAGATATATACAGATTTTCTGGGTCAAAACTATCTTCCGTTTTGCAAGAAGACAGTTGACTAGTATTTTGTCTTTCTCTCGTTTATCAGAGTTATATGTTTTTCCTATGGATAATGCAGATGTTGTTGGTAATGCAAATGCGACTAATAACAACACAAATGTAAGTTTAAGCACTCCTTATCTTACTGACATTAACCATATTATGAATAGATAACCTAAAAACAACGATACGGCAATTAACAGTATACCAAAGAACATTTCAACCCAAAATCGTTGTCTTTCTTGTTGTGCGTAAATCATTGCTTGTCTTTTCTTACGGATATCTCCTTCTGTCTTTAGAAGTTCTTCCCAAGCAGATATTCCTCTACTAAATGTAATAATTTGTTTTAGTTGTCCACGCATATCTTCAGCCTTTTTCTTTGCCATAAAGATTTGCATTGCTTCTTCTTCCACAGACCCTGCTTGAAATATCTTTTTAAATAGGGGTGGTTTCTTATTATATTCTTCTGCTTTTTTGATATCAGATACGGCGCCCATCCAGCGACCCATATCTCCAGCCATAGACTCTATATCTCGGCCTACCTCAAAACCTTTTTTAATTGCGTTAAAAGCGCTTGACGCAGCCGAAACAGCTGCTACAATCTCAATCATCTCTCTCTCCCATTGACGACTTACACCACTATTTAGTAAAAAAGAGAGACAGGGTTTCCCCTATCTCTCCTCTTCGTCTTCGTATTCGTAGAATTTTTGTGGTGTTATCTACCTATGGTTAAGGTCTTGCTGCACAAGGAGTTTTCTACATACCTTACTGTTGAGCAAGTTTCTGAAAGTAAGACATTGTATCGTCTTCATCTTCAGTAGGACTTGCCATTGAAGGCATAGTCGGTGCTGGTTCACTCTTCATTACAGGTGTCTCAACAACCGCCTCATCCATCATTGCAGCTGCACTTGCAGTCACCGTACCAGATAGAACATCGTCCAATCTTTTCTTCAACTCATCATATGACTTGAAGTTGGTTGGTGCAAGAAACTCTTGCAATGAGTATTGCTTGTTGTAGATTTCCTCTAGAGCTGCATCGTCATTTGACAATGGTGACACTGCCTCAAAAGAGGATGCGTCATAGTTCCAGTAACCATCTACCTTACGAATCTTCAGTTTGAAGTTCGCACCTTCCCAAAAATCGAAAGGATTGATAGGAGTCTCATCTTCAAATTCTGGTTGCATTGCAGCCATCATTTTATCAAAGATTTTCTTACCAAACCTAAAGAGGAATACCTTCCCTTCATTTTCTGGGTGTTTGGAGTCAGCAACAACGTAGATATTTGAGTAGTACTCAAGTTTACGTTTCTGCTTCCTCGCAATCTCCTTATCTGATTCAAGACCAGAGTTCCAGAGTTGTGAGTTATACTCAGATACAGGGTCTTTACCACCGTTCAAAGTAGTCAAAGAGTTCTCAATGTACCATTTACCAGTAGAACCTTGAAAAGCGTGTTTCCAAAGTTTCACCCAAGGCAATTCCTCACCTGTTGGTGCTGGTAAGAAACGAATAACTGCGTAACCGTTACCAGACTTATCCAGTTCTGGTTTCCACAATCTTTCGTCTACATAAGACTTCTTCTCTTGGGGGGCACTCTCTTTTTGAACTTGAGAGAGTAGTTTATCTAGCGTGTTTGCACGCCTAAGTGTATCTAACGACATAATTTTCTCCTATTGTATGTTATCGTATGTTGATTTATTTCACGTTTCTTCATTATATAATAGTATTTAGTATACTACATCATCCACCCAAAGTCAAGGAGTCTTTGGACTTCTTCTTGAGTAATATACTGTAGATTTTGACAATCACGCCATTCTTCAATAAAACAACAGGTGTCATTTGTTCCTAGAACATCTTTATTCACCTTGTAAAATTGAACCTCTGGGTAGTTATCAAAATTAGTTTTGTGACCGACAATCCAATTGTCTGGTTTCACATAATTCGCTGTCTCTGGTAGATATCCAGTTGTACCACCATAGACGTTATTCAGTTTCTTGTCTTTAGAATATAAGTCATGTCCAATTATAAACACATTCCTTGCATTCATTTCACAAGCGAGTTGTATAGATAAAACACCACAACTTTGCATCCTGTCATTCTCAATACGCTTTGCAAGGTCATTCTCTTTCACACCAGTGATAAAGGTCTTGACCTGTTTGCGTTCCCATTCCAGTTTCTTAATATCAATGTCTGGATTATCTTGCAGAATCTTCTGGAAGTGTGATTCAACATCAGCAGTATTAGAACCGTGTATCACAAATCCAGCATCATCCTTTTCAACATGAATGTTTGCTTCTGGGTAGTCATTCTTTATGTCATCCAAGAAGTGCATAGGTAACACATTCCAATCACGAATATAAGTATGATTGTCTGTGCAGTAACCACTCCTGTATATCTCATGAGTGAGTTCATTGTCTACTGTTAACAAATGGTCAACATTCATATCACGATAGATTGCATTACACCCAAACGTGTCGCCTCTATTCTTGATAACATTCATATCAAAATCAAGTCTTGACTTTCCGTTACCAAAACAAAAAGCGTTCTCTAATGTCATACTACTCTGAATCAATATTTCTGAGTTCAGGCCAGGATGCTGGGAAAAGTGCGTGTCCATAATCATTTATTTTATTCGCTATAAGTTGTGTTTCGTATTGAGTGTCTTTTGCACAACGTAAATTACATACCCTTGCAAAAGCCATTAATGTACCAGACCAATACCATTCTGTGTATAAGTTTTGTGGTAAAATCATTCTTGCCATCTCTGGTGCAATATTTGATTTTAACATATTCTTATATGTTGTCTTAACAAACTCTAAAGTAGAACCAAGATTATACTCTATTGTCTCATGACTAGAACCTTGTTTTTTATCCTTTGCTCTCAGTCTCCATTCGTCTGGAACATAGAACTCTGGGTCATCATCAACGTATCTTCTGGATATTTCGTTCCACACCAAACCCACTTGGTGTTTAACTAATTGTCTTGCGACAAAAATTGGTGCTTTGATATGAAATTGCATAGATGCGTGTCCAAAAGGACTCCAGTGATTTTCTCTTGCAAGAAATCTAATTAACTTAATATCACTTTGTTCAAATATCTTTTTCTTTTTACCGAATGATACTCTAGCTGCATTTACTACAGTAAGGTCATCACCCATATGGTCTACTATTTCAACTTCCAAGTTTCAATGACTCCTCGCCTTCATGTTTTGCTTCAGCATATGTTTTTCTGGTAAAGAAAGCAACTGTCTGTTTACCATTGAATACTTGACAATGAAATACAGGTGGACTTGCTTTCGCATAATCGGCAGGCCTGTCATCCTTTGATGGGATGACATAACCGCCTTGAAATACTTTGTAAGACCTAGTGTCGTGCATAACGACTCCTTGGTCTACGAGGTGGGTTAGAAGCAAGATGCTTCACCCTTTCAGTAAGGGTTTTATCCCTTGTCTGAAGTTCCGCTAAATCGCCCTCAAGGGTACGAATGCGGCCTTGTGCTTCAACGAGTTTCGCACGATAGAAATCTCGTTCTCTTACGGTAGATTTACCGTCATTTTGGACTGTTACATCAGTCATCGAAATGCTCCTTTATTAACTGCATTGTTATTATCTTATACTCATTTACGTCATTTGTCAAGAGGTTACTATAATTTTTTATCAGTTTTTTTCTATCGGGCCATACGATTGTTTCCTTTATCTGTTTATCGAATCTACTACAAAATCCAAGAAGTGATTCCAGTATTGCAACTGTCTCCATTGAAGTCTTCTTAGACATGAATTGTTTTAACAACAAGGGGTGTTGTCCACTACTAGCAAATATTTCATCAAAGGTTTCGACTCTGTTGAATAACTCTGCAAGTTCTGTCTTGTAATTATACTTGAGGGATTGATTTCGTTTCTTCCAGTTCAAATAATTCTCATCGTTAAAGTTTCCAACCCAGCCTTTGGGATTGACTATGAAGTTGGATATGAAGAAGTCCTTGGTATCGTCTTTGTACTTTCGTGCTACACGACCAAAGAAGGGTCTGTCCTTTCGTTTTAAGAACGAGTCCACACTCACATTCGCTTTACCATTATATTTCTTGTAGTCGTAGTTACTAGTAAAGTGAAGTTTCAACGCATGATATACTTTGTATGCGTCATATGCTTCCATTAGATTGGCAACTGTGCGACTTTAGGTAAATAGTGCAAATCCCTTGCATTACACTCAATCTTCTCTTTGAGTGATTTTGTAATTAAGGATTTGATTGTATCTGGTTCAATACTGTTCTTCTCGCAGTAATCTAGCACTGCTTCCATATGAGAACAACCACATTCTTGAACAACTTGTTCCACCGCAAGTGAAAACTTTTTCGGTGTCATTAATTTTTCCAATTTTTCCATTTTATATCCTGTTTAAAATAAAGTCGCAGACTAACCGTGGGTCTGCACGAGCGTATTGAGGCGCTACCCTGTTCATGTAAATTTTTGTACAAGTTCAACTATCACCACATATGCACCATATCCAAATAAACTCCAGATGGTTGCAAATAGAACCATTTCAATGCTGTCTGTTTCATACCACCATTGTTTAATTTTATTCATGCTCACCGCCTCTATCTTGTGGGTCTAATTCAATCTTTTTACCGTTGTAGTACATTGTTCTACTGCGACTTGGTGTGGAAGTGGGGAAATTACTAAAAAAGGAAGGTTTACGTTTTGCCGTTTCAAATGTTCCTACTGTAATAACAATAGCTGAAAGTAGAAGAATGTGAGCGACTGCACTAATTCCAAATGCAACAAAACTACCAACTAAAAAGGAAAATACAATACACCACATCCATGCAAGTATTTGTAAAACCATATGTCTGGTACTCAAATCTGGAATGTGTCTCAATGGATTTCTATCCATGTCCATCACACCATTCCAACTATCATATATAAATTCTCGCATATCAATCACTTTTTTCATCGTCAGTCTCAATGGATAATGTGCATCCACACTATCCTTAAAATCAATAGCATCATACAGGTCAACAAAGTGTCTAACCACTTTCTGGTCTTTAAAATATCCTGTTACTCTGTACACTGCTCTTTACCAGAA